CTCGTTCTTTAAAGTCCAATAGCAATGTAACCCATTACCTGAGTTAACAATCGTAGGATACGGCAGGCTAACCCCTTCGCAGAAGGCCATCACTGCATTATAAGCGGCTTCTTGGTTAGGGTATTCTTTCTTAGGCCCGCAGTCGAGATCTACATAGAACGATTTAAAATACTTCGCATTAGTCGCAAGACGGTTTTCATTTGTTTGGTACTTGGCGCAACCGAAATACACATCAGATTCATTTGCTAATAAGGCGTCGCAGTGCGATACAGCGTCATCAATATCACTAAAAAATCTAGGAGAAGGTGCCCCCTTTTTGATACCTAAAATGCAGTAGTACCCTTGTGAAGCGGTAACATGCAATAAAAAATCGCGCTTATCCATAACTAACCCGAAAAAGAGGGGTGAAAAAAGGGCGACACTAGGCCGCCCCCCGTTGAGCCAGCGGGTATTAGTCTTCCCACTCTTCCAACAAGCTTTCTAAATCTGTAGGTGCAGACTCAGTTGCCTTTTTAGTTTCTCTCTTCTTAGGTTCTTCCGCAGGGGCGTTAGACTCTTCTTCTTGGACAAACGCCACGATGTCTACTTCCTCTTTAGGTTTAGAGAACGCAGGTCTTGCAGGTGCTGGTGCCGCTTGAGATTCTACCTTAGGTGCAGATGCCGCTTTAGTAGTTAAGTCCATAGCCGCAGGGTCCATGCTGATAGCGTTCAGGGCTTCTGTTGTTTTGCCTTTCTCTTTAGCGAAGAAGTATTCATCTTCTTCCAGCGGGCGCACAGCGCGGAATGTTAGCTTAGGTGTGGGTGAGTTTGTATCGAAACGAGCTTCTGTAACTACCCCTGTGATGCGTACACCATTAGCTTTCAAATACTGAGCATAAGGAATCAAAGGCAATTTGCCATTCTCGCCAGCGCCAAACAAAGACTGTGCAGGCACTACTAACTGATAAACATCCGCTTCAGAGCGCATATCGTTCTCTAATACGACTGCTAAACGGCGGCTATATCGGCATGCGCGACTACCATTAGACCCAGACCCTGCGATGTTTTGAGGGCAACTAGCACAAGCACTGGCTTGTGGGTTTTGTGAACCGCTGTCTGGGGTGGTGCCGTCTACACTTTGGCAAGTCGGGCGTAATGCTTGACCGTCAACAAACGCTTTATCATAGAATGTACGGCTGTTATTAGCGGCGGCGGCAACTACAATAAAGTTCATGTTACGCTCTTCGTTTTTGGCTACTTCCTTGCCATTCACGATCATACGCCATACACCGCCCTTGATGGAGATACGCTTATACTGACCACCACTGCCTGCGAGTGAATCGGTTACATCATCCTGCGCCTCTCTCAAATAGGCTGGTACGCTTGCGCCATTAGAAAAAAGTGTCATTTGGCTCATAAATAATCTCCATCTTCATTTAAATGTTGTTCAATTGTTTCTTCGCTATCCGATTCGATTTGCGCTTCTTCGACTATCTCATCATCTTCGGTAGTGTCTTCAGGTTCAGGTGGTAGCTCTGTGTCTGCAAATCGATATAGGAATTCTTCTATTTGTTCTTTACTGAACCGTAGTTGTCTACCTAGCTTCGAACATTTCAGCTCACCGCTACGGGTGTAGCGTCTAACAGTCTCCTCGCCTACCTGCAAAAATGCAGCTAATTGGGGTACCGTCAATAATTTTGGTTTTGGTTTCTCTTCTGTCATCTTGCCCTCGTTACTCGAACTGTGTATTTACTATCTGAATTAAGACCTTTTGGGACTTCGCCGGGGTTTGCCTCCATGAAGGCTTTTAGGTTTCCTTGGTGTATACGTTGCTCCAATAAGTTAAGAGCATCATGCCCTCGTATAAATTCGTACATAGAAGACCAGTCACTTGTCCAAAATCTAGTAGACACGGATCGCGATACAGTACCAGCACTGGTACGCATACTTTCAACACCTGTTTCTCTGCACAGGTCTAGCAATTTGTGAGTCACTAATTCTAACTGGTCTTCCAAGTGTTTGTCTTGTTTTTCGTACTCTCTTGCTAACTCAGCTCGTTTATCCCGTATCTTTACATACGTTGCTACCAGCCTGTCAGCCGTCACTTCAGCCATAAATTATCTCCTTTACTTAACTTCACCCCTTAACGTGGAGGAACCGTTATGCGTACTATAGTATATTTTTATACTCTAGTCAACTACTTTTTACTACATACTACGCTTGAAGAACATCTTTATACAGGTCTAGCAATCCATCAAGTAAATTGCCTTTCTGTTCTAAGGCTCTATAGAACCGCTCCTCTACCGGAGAACCACATAAATGTACAACCGTGCACGGTGTATCCTGTCCCGCCCTATGCACCCTATCATTCGCTTGGATATAAGTCTCAACAGATGGTGTTGGACTCCACCATACCACGACGTTAGCCGCTGTTAATGTCACCCCATGACTCGCACTTCGCGGTTGGATAATCAGGATATGGGGGTCTGGCTTAGTCTGGAAATTACTGAATATCTCGGACCGTCTGTTGAGCGGAACGCCACCATGTATGACATCGGTTGAATAGCCTTTCTTGTTTAAGTATTCTTGCAAGACCGCAATAGAGTGCTTGAATGTAGCAAACACAATAACTTTCTTACTTGCTTCTTCTACAATCTCTTCCAACGCTGTTAGGCGGTTATTACAGTCAAACTCTATGACTTCCTTGTTGTCACTATAGACAGCGCCTGACGCTATCTGCATAAGCTTGTTTAAGTTTATGGCCGCATTTGCCGTGCTTATTTCTTCCCCCGCCGCTTCTATAAGCATCTGCTCTTTTAACTGCTTGTAGTATTTCTTTTGTTGCGCGGATAATGGGACTTCACGCGTGGTGTATGTGCGTTCTGGTAAGTCTAAACACTCGGCTTTAGTAAATCTAACCGCAGGTTGTAACACCTTATAGACGAACTCCATCGCGTTAGGTCTAGGGATATACTTATACTGTGTGACTTTATACATCACATCATCACGAAACCCCCCGTAAAATGGGGGTACAGAACTAGGGTTCATGAGTTTAGCCAGACCATAGGCATCGGTAGGTGATTGTGATGCAGGAGAACCTGTTAACCCCCATAGCCATGTATTCGGTTTAACCAAGCTGTTCATGACTTTCCAGCGTTTAGAGGTTGAGTTCTTATAATGGTTGTATTCGTCGATAACGATAAGGTCAAATTTACTTTTAGCGATGGCGTCAGCCACTATCTCAATACCGTCGTAGTTAATAACAACAATGTCCGCGTTGCCTTTGATTATCTCAGTGCGTCTCTCTCTACTGCCATGGGCAACATCAACCGTTCTATGCATGACACTCTTAAACGCATCAGCCTTCCAAGCGCTGTGCATAATGGATAGTGGGCAGACGATCAACACTCTACGAATATACCCCTTAGTCAACAAGTAGTCTGCCGCCCATAACACGCTAACGGTCTTGCCCGTGCCCATTTCATTGAGGCAATATGCCCTTTTATGTAGCGTAAGAAACGCGGCTGTTTCTTTTTGGTGGTTAAACGGTTTGTATAACCCGTGCCATGCGTAGTCTTTATTGATTGGTGAAGGTACATTCTTAATACCCAAGTTCTTCAGCACTATGCACTCATCAAAGCCCCAATGCACAAGCACTTCGGATATGTCGCCTTTTTTACCAATAACCCTGCTTTTAGGTATTACCTCTGTTACGCGGTTTGGGTTGCGCAAAAGTAATTTGAGCGCTTTATTCTCAATTATTTCCATAACTCCTCAACACTGCTTACGGCAGTGAATCGATTAGATCAAATCTTCTTCTATGTCTTCTAGTACATCGAACAACGGGGGTTTACCCATACTCTTGTCGAAATACCAAGCTCGAATAGCCTGTTTACATATTTTACGTTCTCGTTTAGCTACCAGCAGGGCCAGAGTCGTTAAAGCCTCCATGTTGCGCTCTATAGTTGACTCTGGCATCGCTGCCTCTAATGCTAACTTACGTATGCCTTTGGTTGTTACTCTCATCCTTTCGTGTCATAAAGTGATTTGGGTTTGTGGTTCTTTGTTCTAGCAAAGGTGCCGTTGTTTTTCTTGGAATCTAAAAAGTATCCATCTTTGTTCGTGCCCCCTCTGGACAGCGCTTTCTTATGCGATACTTCTTTACCTGTTCTATCTACGCCTTTCTTATCTAACTCGCGTCTTGCGCGTTGGCGCTCCATCCGGTCTGCAAAAGCCCCCGGGCGTTTCTTCTCTAGCGCTGTCTCGTGTTTATAGTCACGTTTATCTTTTGGTGTTGGCATATCAGTCTCCTAGGTATGTCGTCCATTATGCGGGCATGACAGCACTTCGCAATACTTACGACATAGGCCGTTTGGGTTAGCGTTAAATACGCCTGTATTATAAGCAACTTCACGCCTTGCGAGTATAGGGTTTAGCACGCTAAATATTTCGAACCGTCTATCGAACGTGTAGTTCTCTTTAATAAACGAATTGCATACTACAAACAGCAAACCTGCTTTAACATACTTCACTTCTGGGAACTTCAAGAACACACACGCCGCCATTAATGCAAGCTGTCTAGTATCCGCATACTTCGACGATTTGCTAGTCTTGTAGTCAATTATCCTTGCTGTGTCACCGTCTACTACCAGTAGGTCAGCAATCCCCCTATACCACACGTCGTCAGCATAGAAATCACATGCC